TTATGCGGTCACTTCCTCAATCGGTTCAGGCATCTCATATACCGGTTTGCCGGTATTAAGAGCTTCAATGAGATTCAGCAAGACATTTTCACATTCCTCAGCATTGTTGTATATACCGAGAACCGTGTCGTTATCGCTGTCAATATCATCGGGGACAGACTCAAAAGCAACGATTGCATAAATCGTTGTTCCGTCAACCTCGCCCTCATACATTGAGATTTTGGCAAACTTATCGTAGTTGATAAGCTCATAATCCTGATTTACAATTGTCATTTCCTTTCCTCCTTTTAACTTTTGCCCCGGTGGGGCAGAAGTTCGATTTATCTGTTGTACAGGTCATAAGCAACCTGTAAATCGGTATCAGGCTCCATTGTTGTCGGAGCATTGTAAAGACAGCTCAATAAATAACTTCTCGGATTTTTGATTTGCTTTGTATTTGCGGATGCATCAATTTTTTCAAAAAGATATTCAATATGAGATTCATCTATCGTTTTCAAACGGTCGGCAACAATACCGATTGATGTTTTGATACCGTTAATTGTGACAGAGGTTGTAGGATGAGCGTAAGCCGACACATATACCTCCGCTATCAGGCTGACAATTAAGTCAAGATAACCTTTTTTGCTTTGATGATTGGTGAGTAAGTACATATACGAGATTTGGAGCTGCGTTTCTGCAACGGCATTTTTGTAAAAAGAAATTTCTGAGTTCGGTTTGCTTCTATCTATCAATCCATCAGATGATGGGTTTTCAGACTTCGGTTGTGATTTTCCATTAGTTTCTGTAATATGATAGATAGATGGATAAGTATTACTATTCTCAGTATGGTTAATCTCAGTATGGATATATGACTGATTTTCAGAAGTCAAGACTTCTGCTTTATCGAAGTCCAGACTTCGGTTTTTCAGAAGTCTAGACTTCGATATGGTACTGCTGCAATCAAGTTCAGACTTCGGTTTTTCAGAAGTCTTGACTTCGGCACGCTTTTCTTCAGACTTCGGTTTTTCAGAAGTCTGAACAGCTGTTTTAGAAGTAATGTCAGAAGTCTTATTTTTAGACTTGCACTCGGTCAAAGACTTGATTTTTTGCAAAGCCTTCGTATTGTTTTTAGATATTGGCTTTGAAAAATTCATCACATAGATTTTTGTGGGCTTTCCCTGCCCTTGTTTTTTTCGGATTATCAAGCCGATTTTTTCAAGTTCAACAAAAATCTTAACAGCCTTATCTTTGCCAATGTTCAGACTCTCCTGTGCATTTTCCTGCTTGTAGAAAACATAGGTTTTACCGTCTGCGTCAATCCATTTGCTTTTTTTAGATAGGGAAGTCCTGTCAAGCAAAAATCCATAGAGTAATTTTGCTTCACAGGAAATGCTCTTAAACCTGTCATCGGTAAAAAGCACTTGAGGTACTCTATAAAACTGATACTGTTCGCTGTCGCTGCCATAGAAAAAATCAAACATTATGCACACGCTCCTTTTCGTTAGCCTTTTTCAGCTCGCCCTGAAGTGCGTTGATTTCAGCTTTTCCAAGCTGATTGATTAAATCTGCTACATTCATTACAGCCGATGCAGTAACAGAGTTGCTCAAAATCATTCCAAAGAGCAATTTCGTTTCGGCAGAGTAGCCGTTGTATTCGTTTGTCATAAGTTCTTTTGGCAGATAAATGCACTGTCCCATACTAATTCCCATCTTTACTTTTAAATTTCAATCGTTGCCTGCTCAATTCGCTTTTTAAATCAAAATAAAAAAAGCCAATCTCTTTCGAGATTGACTTTAGTGTGTCTTGAGTATTTAATTTTGTACCCTGACAGTAACGAGCATATCCGCATAATCCGAGAGCGTATGCCTTGCACCGTTCTTGTATTCCACACAATTAAGACCTGCGTTGAGCATATCTTTGCAAGCTATATCAACGGCCTTTTCGTATGTAACCGCACCCGTGTTCATTGCAACCTGTGCGTTAAAAATCGCCTTGCGGTACTTGTCGTTGCTCATACGCAAAACTGCCGTTTCTGCCCTCTTTAAATCGTCTGTGGTCGATTTTATGAGTGCGTCAAGTTTACGGTCATTCACCTTAAAAAACTCGGCTGTGCTGTGTGCTGACGGCTTTTTCGGGGCTTTGAAACCGTCCTTGACAGCTTCAAGAATTTCTGCCTCCTGACTTGCATTTCCGTCAGCTTTGGCGGTGCGAATCATCTCTTCAACCTTGCTGTTAATGGTTTTGAAACGCTTGCCGAATTTCTTTGCGTTGTGCTTACGGTACTCTTCAAGACTTTTGAGCTGTTCAGCCTGCCATTGTGTCCAGTTGTAACCCTCTTTGGTTTCTTCGGCTCTGTGACGACTGAAATTGCGCATCATGCTGTCGATAAGCTCGTTTTCAATTCTCTCAAAAGCCTCTTTAATGTTGTAATCACTCATTGTTTACCTGTGTATCATTCTGTTCGGGATTGCTTTCGGTTTTTTCTGCATTATTTTCCGCATTTTCTTCATCATCTGCGTTATTGTCAGGTTCTTCTGTGTCGGTAAGGTCCACATCGTCAAGCTCCGATTTTTCTTCTTCGCCTGCAATGCCCTGTTCTTCCTTAATTCTCTGCACCTCTTCGGCTTTCCAATCCTCCGACTTGCTGTCGCCGTAAAGCTCGTCAACCGAGGTTTCAACTGACATCAAACCGCCCTGTCTTGCTTTTGACACAGTTTCAACCTGACTTTCAAAGCTCGGATTTGCATATTCGCCGAAGTTTACGGATACTTCCAAGCCCTCAACAATACCCTTGCCGTTAAGTTCACCGTCTGCATTGAGTACAACTGCAACAAGGCTTTGAAGTGCGTTCTGCGTAATTTTCACAAGGTTCTGCCTTGTGTAAAGGGTTGTCTTTTCCTTTTCACGCTGAGCGTCTGCATTATCAAGCTTCTTCGTATCAATGCCGAGAGTTGACGGCGATATAATGCCCTGTAAGCAGAGGTCGAGGGCAGTAATGTATGAACTCAAATAGCTTTCGTGCTGAATCTGCGGACTTTCGGTGTAAATCCTGTTGCCGTTGCCGTTTTCAGACATATCGTTGCCCACGGTGATAAATCGGTTGTCAAACGGATTTGGCGATATCGGCTGACAGGTTTCGGGATTTCTCGGAACAAGGCAATCAGGCACATACTGCTTTGTTCGGCAGGCTCTGAGTGCGTCCATCCACTGTGACCACACTTCGTCAAGGCTGTCGAAAGCGTCTGTTTTTATGCCGATAATGCCCGCACCTCTGCCCTTGTGGCACGATTTGCCGTAAAGGACAGGTACAGCCCACATATATGATTCGTCAAATGTAACGCCCTTTGAATCAATCCACGAAAGAGCGTCAACCGTGTGCAGGTCAATCTCTTTGCCGTTGTCATCGTACAAAGCATAGTGAATATAGCCGTAACCGTATGTTTCTTCAAAACGGTAACGGCGGTGTTTTTGCGTGTAATCGGTGTAAAACTTAACCTCTCGGATTCTGCCACGCACATATGTAAAGTCGATGTTTTCGGCAGGATACCATTCAACAATCGGAACATCTGATACAGCCGTGTCAAAACTGACCTTAAAAGCACCGTCACCAACAACACATAGGTCACGGAGCATTTGTTTAACCGTGTCGGATAGCTTGTTCTGCTTTTCAATGTCTTCCCAACGCTCTGCATAAGCGGTTGAATTTTTACTTGTAACATCTGTGCCGTTGTAGTCGGCAATTACGATATTCACAAGCGTTTCGCAGATGAGTGCCGGCAAGCCCGTGTGTATTTTACGGATTTCAAGCCCCTCTGTACTCTTTGCCGCCCAAAACATAGTTTTGTTTGTATCAATCTGCCTGTACAGCTCCGCAAGCTGTCTGCTGTTGCCCCAATACCAAATGCGATTGATAAAGCACTCGGTCAGATGATTGCTTGTTTCGGTGACGGTAATTGTTTTGTCGCTTGCAGGAGTAATCTGCAAAAAGTTTTTAATTCCCGATCTGATAGATTCAGCCATTCTGTTAATCAGCCCCATTTATTTCACTTCCAATAATATTTTTAAACGGCAGCCACGCATATTGACCGCTGTTAATGCAATGGTCGTGACCGTCCTCGGGTGTATTGTCTTTATCCTCTCGCCAGCTGTAAATTTCAAACTCGGCAATCGTGTTTTTACAATGTTCAAGCACAAAATAACAGTCGGTGGCAAGCCAGCCGAGTACAAGATTGATTCGGTCGATAATCTTCGTTTTCTTCCATGCATTTGCAAAGTCATAGACACAGCCGTGCTGTCGCTTATACTTTTGAAATTCGGTAATAGTCGCTTGGTCGGCGCTGTCAATAAAAGCCGTGCGTGCAAAGCCCCATTCATCACGGTTGCGGTCAAGAAAATCAATAAAATTCTTCACCGTGTCACTCGGGGCAATAGGTGTTTGCATTTCGGCATTGTTGTAAACTCTTTCATCAAGCTGAACACACTTACCGTGATTGGTAATGCCGTAAAATGTCATTGCGATAGTGTCAGGCGACTTCTGCGAATAGGCGGTATCAAGACCTGCGGTGAACTGAACAAAGTGTTCCGACTTGCGGTTACAGTTCAAAAACTTTCCTGCCAACTCTTTTGATTTGATGTGTCTTGCCCTCTCAAAATTCGGAAACACAAGCCCTGTTGCTCTGCCTCGCAAACCTAAGATTTTATTTTTATAGAGCTTTGTACCTTTCGGTGCAGAGTTCTTTTTCTTTTCAATCTGTTCAGGAGTAAGACTTAAATTGTCGGCAAAAGAAAAGAACCAATACCGCCAATTCGGTACAGGTTCTTCGGTAAGCTCCGCCGTAATCTCGGGAGGAATATCGTTTTCATATTTTTTAAAAGGACGGGAGCGGTTGACAAACTCCTTATACACAGGCAGGCTCGGATCATCGGGATTCAGCGTTGCAAGCATATAGTCATTACGGGTTGACATCTCTCGGATAAACTCGATATCAGCGGTGTTGATTTCGTCAATATAAACGCACCCAAACTGCGCACCGAGAACCATTTCCCACTTATCCCGACTGCTGTAACCGAGAATATAGATAATTTTGTCCTCAAACTTGATATGCGGCAGCTTGTAGTCCTTGTCGCCGTTGCCGCAATAGACAGCGTTGCGGTGCAAGTCGAGAATACCGTTGTCCTGCTGAATTATAGTTTCCTCAGCCTTGCCCGTAGTTTTGGCGGCAATTGCGTGAAGCTTCTTCGGCGACTGCGACACCATTCGCATAAACTTAACGCCTGCTCCGACGGTAGTTTTGCCGGACGCTGTAGTTCCTTCAAGAAATTCAGCCGACACATTTGTTGTGTTGATAAAGTCGATATACTTTTGTGACAACGGGAATTTGTTACTCACTCAATCCCTCACCACCCAACTGTCTGAACACATCGGATAGTTTTTCGGACTGCTCAACCTTTGCGTCAACCTTAACGGTGTATTCACCCGTCATCTTGTTGAGCGTGTCAATCGCCCTGATTCTGTCGGAGGTGTCCTGCCCGTCATTCCTTGCAATGTCGGACAAAGCAACCTGTCTGTCCTTTGCACTCATAATGCGCTCGTCCTTGAGCTTATCGGAAAGCTCCTTGATGTATTTTGAAACTCCAACATTCTCCAACAATTCATACGCTCTTGCGTTTGCGTAATTTTCTGAATATCCTGCCTGTATCGCACTCTGAACGGTGTTACCGCTCTGCGCATAATATTCCGCAAACTTCCTCTGTCTTGCATTTAATTTGTCTTTCACGGTATCACCGCCTTTCACACTAACACAAAACCGCCCACAGCTGGAACTATGAGCGGTCTGTGCAATTTTTATCTTAGGAGAGTTTTACATATGTCCTGTTTGTCAAACTTTCATAATACCATTATACGCAGGGTAAGGGTGACATTCAATGACATTTCAAAATAATTTTACGAGAAATCAAACTTTTTTCGGAACGCCTGTAGCGCTTCGCCGTGCAATCTCAGGGTATGCCTTACGCTCATTTCCATACTCTCGGCAATATCCTCCCACCTCTGACAATTTATGTAATACTCGGTCAAAATTGCAATGTAACGGTAATCGTCAAGTGCATTGATTTTACTGCGGATTTCAGTTTTCAACCGCACAAGATTGTCAATTTCCCGATTGATTTCAGCCTGAAGGTCTGCAATCCTGTCCACAATCCGCATAGGGTCATTCACTCCTGATGTCTTAACAGGCTCGTTCTGCTTAACCGATACCTGTGCAATATTCAGCCTAAGTTTCGACAGCTCGTGTTCTTTCGTTCTGATCAGCTTATCCGAAACCCTGACCGAATATAAATAATCTTTAACCGTCAATCCGTATCACGCTCCTCCTCGTCAAGCATACCAAGTTCCTGCGCCAACGCAACAACAGCGTTTACAATCAAACGCAAATCCTTACCTTTGATGTTACACATGTTAAAGCAAACATCGCCCTCATCGTTATCAAGTTTACCAAAATCAATAACAAGTCCCTTTTCAACAACTTTTGTGTTGTCGTTATCGTAATTAACGGTAATGTTTTTAATATCTTTCATTTTCTTCTACCTCACTTTCAAGCCAATGTTTTGTGCAGTCAATACAACTGCCATTGAATCGCTTTTCCATAGGACGACCGACATACGGAGTGCCATACGGGCAGTCGAAAAAACTCATACAACTCCGAGCCATTTCGTCAATTGACATCTGTTTGATTTTTTCAAAGTTTATCATTCTGTATCACTCCTTATTTCAACATACTTCGGCAATGAAAGTATGTATGTTTTTTATAAATTTTTGCTCCGCAAGGTTTGCCGATAACTCTGAGAGGTCTTGGTAAAACTTCCTCTTCACAACAATATTCATCAATGGCGTAAAAATCATAATATTGGACTATTGCATTCATTTTTCGTGACCCTTTCTTGCTCGTCCCACAATTTCAAAATCTCGTGATATTCTTCATCGTTTAAGTTAAGTCCTGTTTTTACATATATGCAATCAACGCAATAACTTGAGTATTGCAATCCGCATTTTTTACAAGGCATTGTTGCTCACTCCTTATCCATCTTTGCACCGCAATAGGGACAATAATCATACAATAGGAAGAACAAATAATTGCCGCATTCTGAACAATGATATTCAATCTCCCCTAAAGTATTTACAGTCGATATCCACTTTCCGTGTTTAATCTCCTGTACATCATCAATATATCTTTTCATCACTCTTTACCGTCCTCAATAATCCGATTCCAACACTTAACGCAGTTACGGTCTTTTCTGCAATCATCTATGCTTATAAGTCCTAAACGATAAGGACAAAAATTGGGTGTTCCGTCATCTTCAAGCGGAGTGTTTGGAAAGATTTTCAAAAGCTCACTCAAATAAGTCCTCTGCGGATGTGCATTGCTCCATTTCTGAACGATTGCAATTGCTTTTTCAGGGTAAAGCGTTTCAAGTTCGGAACACAGAACATCCATACCATTATTCGTAATACCTAAAGGGCAGTCCTCACATTTAATGCGACATACCCCAATTCCAGCTCTTTTTATCATTCTTTTCTTTTCAGCAAAGTAATTTTCAGTTTTCATACAATCAAGCATTTTCTTGACCTCCTTCAAAATTAACAACTTTTCCGTTGTCGGTGTAATCTCGTTTGTCAAATTCAAGTTTCAGCTTGTCGATGACCACACGGTCGATATGTTCCCAAAACACTTCGTCAGTGTCGGAGTGTTCAATTATTTCGGTCATAGACTTTAGTGCCTTTGCACATCTGTCACGACCAAAGCCGAAATCCTTATGCAAGGCAAATACAATCGTCTTAAAAATTCGCCTTGTCAGGTCATTGATTTCTTTGTCCTTGACCTTCTGATATTCCCTGTCGGCAAGGCGGTTAATTTCCGCCATAGCCTCTCTTTTCAGCTTAACAGGTATTCTCGCTTTCAATGCTTTCTCTCCTTTCGTCAATCTTATCAAGTGCAGTTACAATCAACGAGCTTTTGGCTTTGGTGTCCATAAGCTCTGCCTGATAGTAAAACCGACCCGTTGTATTCCGTCTGATGATACAGCCTTTCAGAACGTATTCTGCTCCATTGTACAGCACGGTTCTTTCAAGGTTGCGTTTAACTTCCGAGATATTCACAGTTCTTCCACCTTGATGTAAATACCCGAAACCTCTGCCCAAAACTTTTCACATATCTCACTTGCAACAAGTGCGTCATCAGACCAAAAGCCGAGAGCGGTCATACAATCTTTTAGCATTTTTTGCAGATTGTCCGTGTCAGGTTTTGTTATACGATATTCGCCGTCCTGATGTTTACCACGAGGGAAACACCACTTTGTTATCAACCTGACACCCGACTTGTACGGGTCTGACGGTTTAAACTTTGCTAAATGTGACATGAGCTTTTCTCTTGCCTGTTTTACCTCAGGCGGATTGTAAAAAACAGGTTCGCCGTTTTTTACCATAACCTTATGTTCCTGTGCAGTTACGGTCGGCGGTATCATCGCCATAAAAAATTCCATTTTTAATATTTCACTCCTTTAAAGCATTAAAGCTACTTTTGATTTTTGAATTTTGCTTTTAGTCACAGGTCAGGGGAAGGAGTTGTTGTGCGTAAGCTTCGCACAACTACTTCACCCCTGTGACCTTTAGGGAACGGACACCGTTTATATATACGTAGTATATATAGTTTTGTCTGTCCCTCGGACATTCTCGATAATTTATCGACTTTGTCCCTGTTTTTGTCCGAGAGGGACATTTTCGATTTTTTATCGACTTTGTCCCTCTTAGGGACACGGACAGGGACATAAAATTTATCGACTTTGTCCCTCGGACAGACAGACAAATTATTCGACTTTGTCCGTGTCCTTTCGCCCTACTTCACCGCCGTCTATCCAAAAACCGCCGTGCTCTTTTATGTATCGTCTGACCGTTTTTTCGGACTTTCCCATATATTCTGCTAAGTCAGCTACATTTGCCTGACCGTTTTCCTCAGCACCGCTAAACGCTGTTTCGAGGGAATTGTTTTGTTCCTGCTTGCGTTCCGATTCACTTTTTTTCTTACTGAAATTCTTCTTGTAAGGCGGGTTAAAATCGCCCTCAAAATTACAGTCTTTCAACACACCTGTTGTATCTGATTTGTGTATCGGATAATCAAACCAAAGGTTAAGTGCATCAAATGCCGGAAACTCTCGCAGAGTACCCTCTATTCTCCACGCTGACATTCTCTTTACGGTTTTTTCGGCACGGGCAACATCTGACATCATCAGCTTAAAAGACTGTTCAGGAAGCGTTTTGCGTGCGATGTCAATCATATTATTTGACATTACCAAATCGTCCTGCGAACACACTTCACTGATTTTGTTAAAACGACCTATCCAGTCTTTGCAGATTTTACAGGTTCTTTCATCCTTTTGCTGTTTCATCAAATCTTCGCTGATTTCAAGCCTTGTAAGGTCAAGGAGTGCATCGGGGTCACGAGCGAAAACACCCGAGCCCGAAACTCTGTCCATTGACTTTTTACCGCCCTGAGCCCCTTTTGAATGGTGGTGACAGTAGATTACCGCACATCCGATTTCTGTACATACCTTGTCAAACTGGTTGCAGAAGTGTGCCATTTGATCCGCACTGTTCTCATCACCTGTAATAACCTTGTATATCGGGTCAATCACAACAGCTATAAAGTTGCCTTTTAAAGCTCTGCGAATAAGCATAGGTGCTAACTTATCCATAGGCACGGACTTGCCACGCAAGTTCCAAATATCAATCCTATTTAAGTTTTTGGGTTCAAGTCCTAACGCTTCATATACATCCTTGAATCTGTGAAAACAGGACGCACGGTCAAGTTCAAGATTCACATACAAGACATTGCCCTGCGCACACTTAAAGCCGAACCATTCTGTTCCCTCGGCAATTGCAATACACAATTCGATAAGACCAAATGACTTACCTGCCTTAGAGGGACCACCGAGGAGCATTTTATGCCCCTGTCGCAATACTCCCTCAATCAGAGGCGGAGCAAGTTCAGGAGGATTTTCAAAAAAATCTGCAAGGTTGTCAAGATCAGGTAAGTCATCGTTGATACTTTCCACCCAGTCTTTCCACTCGGCAAAGTCTGATTTACCGATGTTTGTGTCAATGATAAACTGCTTTTTGCCGTTGCGGATAACACCGGGCATACGGCTCAGCCTTGACGGATTGCGGTTCTGCTTGTCGATTTCAAAGCCGTTTTTATGGCATACATTGTAGAGATAATCAACCCTTTTGCGGTATTCGTCATAGTTTGCGGCATCAATCTTAACGATAGCGTGGACTGATTTTCCGCCCGAATAAACAAGCACCGCAACAGGCAGTTCAAGCTCTCTGATGATTGCATTCTGTTCTTCAAGAGCCATACAGTCAGATTCCACCAGAGCGTAACGATAATCGGTTACATTCTCGTTTTTAACGCCTTTGCCGTCCAATGGATTAAACCTTATCCACGCTCCTGCCTCGGGTTTGTAATCACCGAATACATTTGATATGTCACCGTTGCAGTTATTAAGTGCGGCAATAAGCTCACCTGCTGTACGGTCACAACTGCCTTGTGTTGGCGAATATTTAACCTTGCCGTTGTCATTTTTTTTATAAGTTTCAGTAACATAGCCTACATTTTCCGAGCTATCAAAGAGAGTTTCAATGTAGGTCACAATCTCATTTACCGGGTTCCAGTTTGTAGGCTCGTGAAACTTTACACCCTCACAGGTATTTACACCAATATCGCCCTTATCACCCTGCTCAAAAGCAATTTCGTCATTCCAGCCGAGTTCTTTCGATTCACGAAAAGTCATCCCCCTATCTTTAGCCATTTGGATTATCGTGCCTGCTGTGACAGGTGAGGCAGAGCCGTTAAAGCTCTGCCATTTCTTTTCACACTCACCGTTGTGATATCGGCTGTCTGCTCTGCTCCAATCGTCCCAGTCCTTTACGCTGTATCCCTCTTGTTTGAGTGCCATCCCGACATTTACCCAGTCTTGGTAGTCAAGCTCTGACGGACTGATGTATTCAAGTGCATTAAGTAAGTCCAACCGTATTCACCTCGCTTTGCGGTACATATGTTTTCGGGTTAATGTTTTTCGGAGTTCTCCAACCGTTTGCGGCAATCCTTGAAATCAAGGCTGATGCTTCGTCAAACTGCCATTTGCCCACGTGCTGAAAACCTCTGCTTTCAAGCATACGGATTTGTTTAGGTGTGGTTAAGCCCTCAATTCTTCGCTTTTCGAGCCTGTCAAGAATAAGTTTTGCTTTGCCGGCACTCTGAATTTCATCGGGGAATATTCCGAGCTTTTCAAGTTTTGCTTTCTGTTTGTCGGTCGGCGGAGAGCACTCCCAGCCGAATGCAGGAACATATCCTGCAAGGTCCTGCGCCTGAATTGACATTTCGTACTGCAACGGATCTACAAGTTTGCGTTTGCGTGTTCGCATTTCCGCAAGCTGATTTGCAAGTGCTTCTTCACGCTGAGCAACAACATCTTCGCTTGCTTTTTCCTCTGCTTCTTCAATATCAATCGGGCAACCTGCCTGTTCCGATAAATTTTCAGTCATCTTTCGTGCGACCTCTTCGTTGTCGCAAATAAGATGTGCAGGTCTGCAAAGTTCGTGCCGTTCTGTATGCCATAAAAAGTCGAGCAACAAAAGCTCCGTCTTGTTTGGAGCAAGTCTTGTACCTCTGCCGACCATTTGGCAGTAAAGTCCACGCACCTTGGTAGGTCTTAAAACAACAACGCAGTCAACGCTTGGGCAGTCCCAACCCTCGGTTAAAAGCATTGAGTTACACAAGACATTGTATTTATCGTTTTCAAAGTCCTGCAATATCTCTGCTCTGTCCTCGCTGTTACCGTTTACCTCTGCCGCTTTAAAGCCTTTTTCGTTCAAAATGTCTTTAAATTTCTGCGATGTTTTTACAAGTGGTAAAAACACAACAGTTTTACGGTTCTTACAGTATTTTTTCATTTCTTCGGCAATCTGATAAAGATACGGATCAAGTGCCGTGTCAATATCACTTGCTTTAAAATCTCCTGCCTGTGTGGCAACTCCCGAAAGGTCAAGTGTAAGCGGTATTGTCACAGCTTTAATCGGTGACAGATACCCCTCTTTGATAGCCTTAGGGAGTGTGTATTCATACGCAAGCGAATCAAATACTGCTCCTAAATTTTTCATATCTCCTCGGTCGGGTGTTGCGGTAACACCCAACACTTTTGCATTGTCAAAATGCTCAAGCACACGCTGATAGCTGTCGCTGATTGAGTGATGTGCTTCATCAATAATGATTGTGTCGAAATAATCGCTGTCAAAGTTTGACAGTCTTTTCTCACGCATAAGCGTCTGTACAGAGCCTACAACAACCCTGTTCCACGAACCTATGCAACTTTGCCCGGCTTTTTCAACCGACGAATTAAGCCCTGTTGCTTTTTGGATTTTGTCCGCCGCTTGGTCGAGTAATTCTCCACGGTGGGCAAGTATCAGCACCCTGTCACCTCGACGGACACATTCTTCGGTGATTTTTGCAAAAACTATCGTCTTGCCACAGCCTGTAGGCAAGACAAGTAATGTTTTTAAATTGCCGCTTTCCCACTCGGAGAAAACGGCATTCTTTGCTTCGTTCTGATACGGTCGAAGTTGCATTAAAAGCCACCCGGTGTCCAGTTATTCGGCATCGCAGTATTTGGCGTTGCAGGCTGTGTGTTATACTGTGGCGGATATGTAGTAGGCTGTACATACTGCTGAGGTGCAGACTGTGCTACGGCAGGCGATATCGTTGTCACCTGCTCATCGTAGGCATAGAGATACTTGATGTCATTTGTTACGCCCTCTGTGCCGTCATTCTTCACATATTTGCGGATGATAACCTGACATTTACCTTTTTTGCCGATAATGCCTGTCCAGTCCATACGGAGCGGTTCGCCGTGTTTTTTCATTGACACGGATAAAAAGAGCTGTGACAATTTCCATTCAAGTGAGGAGTGCAGTACGAAATTAACTGTAATTTCTCGCTTGTCATCTGCTCCCCACACATCAAAAGTCACCTTTGCCATATTGCACGGCGGCAGTTTGCCTTTACCCTGTGAGCGAGCACGCTCAACCTTTGCTACTGTAAAATCATAATCACCCTCGGGGAGCGGTTCATAATTTCCGCCCTCTTCGGTTATTTCGTCGTTCCAACCAAATTCTCTATCCATTTATACATATTCCTTTCTTATTAAAACGGTAAGTCACGGTTGCTCTGTATCACTTCAAACACTTTATTCCACGCTCCCACAAGGCAACCGTTAATAAATCGTGGGTCATAGTTTGTAATCGGTGTATCATAAGGGTAGTGTCCCTGTGTAAACACCGCCTGTCTGATTTCGCTTTCGTCAACTCCGTTAGCTCTCATAAGGTCGGCAAGAGCTTTTGGTATGCCCTCAGGAATATTGACAGATTTATCATTCTGTATCTGAGGTGTTGACAGTGGTACAGATTCGGGAGTTTTTTCAATTTGCGTAGTTTGTGGTACAGGCTGTGTCACAGGCTCTACCTTAGGCGGCTGAGGTATCGGATTCTGCGGAACAGGAGCGTTATTTACAGGTGCAACATCATTAAAAATATGGGCAATGCCTGCATAGCTAAAGTCCATTTCTTCGGGCAGTCCGTGACGGTTCTTTGCGTCCCAACAAGGGTGATGAAGCGTGTACATTACTCTTCCTCCGCCCTGCGCTTTGTACTTTCTGCCGTCTTTGTCGGTTGCTACCGCTACTGTTTTATAATTTGCGAAAAGCACCATATCCGCCCATTCTTTTACAAGCGGAGAAATCTGTGAAGCAGTCTTTTTGCCGAGTTTAAGCTCCCAACGGTCATATTCACCGATTTCATCAGGCTGTGAAAACTTGCGGAGCTGTGCGTGTGCGGTGAGCACAACATTGATACCTCTGTCAATCAAATCTTCAAGGCTGTTCAAAAATCTGCCGAACTCCTCTTTTTCGTAAACATAGCCGTTTCCGTAGCCGAAATCTTCAATGCCTTTCTTGCCGTACTTTGAGCAAATATCATCAATACAAAGCTGTTCTGCCCAGTCGATTGTATCAATAACAACCGTCTTGCATACAGTCGGATTGCTTTTGATATATTCAAGCTGACTTTTGAGCATAGTCCACGATGTCGGCTTATCCATTCTTGCAACATCAAGGTTTTTTGTGCTGCCCTCCGTGTCGATAAACAGAGGATTCGGAAACTGCGAAGCAAATGTTGATTTGCCGATACCCTCGGGACCGTAAATTACAACTTTTTGCGCTGACTTGATTTTACCTCTTGTGATGTTCATTATCTCACCCCCTGTACATCTGAAAAATTGATTTTATTACCGTCAACATCAATGACAACATAGTCGATTGCGTAGTTGAGCAGTTCGTTTGTCAAATCCTGAATTGACTTGCCTGTCATACCTGCAATCAAAACAATTCTCGAATAGTTTTCAGGCATAATCTTGACCTTGGTATAACCGCAGGCAAGCTCTCTGTGCGGATTGCATTTGATTACACATTCATTTGTATTTGTTTTTGCTGTTGTTTTAGCTGTAGTTCTTGTAGCCATAATTAAAACTCTCCTTCTGTCCAAGTCGGTGTTGTAACAGGTACGGTTGTTTCGGACTTAATATAACCGTCCTCAATGATGATTGAACATTCATCACCGTTTGAAACTCTTGTTGCAATAGCCTGCAATCCCTCTGATTCAAGCCATTTTGCAAAGTCTTTGAGTGTGTCGGTATCCATTTGTTCGAGCTTGTCAAGCAGGACAAATCCGCATTCAGGATTGAGCTTGCGAACAATTGCCGTAGCAACACGAAGTTGTTCCGAACCGCTCATGTTGTCCCACTTAAAACCGTTATATGTAAGCTCGCCCTTTTCAACCGATAAGCCGTCAAGTGGCAAATTTGCGTTGTTGAGCAAGTCATATTTTGTTTTGCGGATTTCTTCAAGCTGTGCCGTCATATCGGCGTACTTGCCGTAATATTCCTTTGCGTCCTCATCAGCTTTCGCCTTATCGAGGTTGGCTCTGACTTTGCGGTTAATTTCGTCAATTTCGGTAATGTTTCTTTCAAGCTCTGCCGTGCTTTCATCGTGCAGTTCGGCAACAGTTTTACGGCTCTGTTCAAGCTGTGCAAGTATTTTTGTAAGTTCGGAATTGTATTTTCTCAAATCCTCGTTAAGCCTGTTGATTTCGCTCTGTAAGCTGTTGGCACGGCTTTCAAGGTTATCTTTTTCTGCTCTCAGACGGTTATTTTCACCGTTGCGTGCAAGAATTTCCTGCTGTTTATTGATAAGTTCAGAGGCTGATACAGGTTCATTCGGCACGCCTTCGTATTCGGGCATTTCGGCGGCAAACTTTTTCTTTTGGTCTGCAATCTGACCGATAGCACGGCGTTCATTGTATGTCTGTGTTTCCTGCGTTTCAAGCTCGTAAACTCTGTTGCCCACACCGATAATTTGCAGGAGCGTGTCAGCCTTTTCCTTGCCGGTTGCATTCATAAATTTCGGCAGGTCAAGAGCAAAGTTACTGACAAATGCGTCAAGCAAAGCCTGTCCGCCTTTGTTGCCTGCGGTGTCAATTACTTTAAGACTGCTGTTCTTACCGCTACGCTCCACAACAATACCGTTTGAGAGCTTGATTTTGAGGTGTGGCGGAATTGTCGAACCCTCACGGTATGGAGCAGACGGAGCAAAACGATTACCGCCGAGAGCCCACGCAATTGCGTCAAGAACAGATGTCTTACCCTGTCCGTTTTTACCGCCCAACACGGTAAGTCCGTTTTCGGTCGGTTCATAAGCAACCGCCTTTACTCTTTTTACATTTTCAATTTCAAAAGCTGATATTTTTACTGACATATTAAAGTCCTCCTTGACAATTCGCTTAAAATTGTCTATCATTTAATTAAGGTATTTTTCTTTGTCCGTTGAGGCTTTGCGAGCTTCAGCGGATTTTTCTTTTTCAGTTGACATTTGAAACACCCACACATTCAAAACCGAAGGATTCGGATTCAGGCGTTTCAAGGGCTTTGAGCTTGCGGACCAGTTCTGCGTTTTTCGCTCTTTCGGCAACATATAAGGCTGTCACCTTGTTAAGCTTTGCTTTTGTTTTTTCAAGACGGCTGTTCGCAATGTCACGCTCCTGCTCGGTGCTTGCAAGACTTTTTTGCGTGTATTTAAGCTGGTCTTTGCTGTCACGGTACTTTTTTCTAAGCGACCTTTTTGTTTCTAAATCTTTAAATGCCATTTGTTACACTCCTTTCAACGGGTTTGAACCGAGAATATAATTGAGAAACGGTATTCTCGGAATACGGATAGATGTGCCGACTACAATTACATTGAATCCCAATTTTTCGGGTTCGTCCTTTGCCTGTTCACGCAAGTTTTGCGGAGCAACTCCAATAGCCTTTGCGGCGTCCTCAGAAAGCAGATAGACATCACTGCTATCCATAATTTCTTTGATTTTTTTGTTCATCTGAACTGTGTCCATACTTTTCGCCTCCTATTTTTCGTTGGTAATTTTGTCTGAAACGATTTCAACTGATTCAACATCAGCAACGCTGAGAGCCAGTTTGAGCAGTACAACCTCGCCGACCGTTCGTGTTATTTGATAGCTTGTAACATACGGAATTTCTGTTCCGTCAATTTCAAGAAGGAACCTGTCCTTTGTGTCAATAAGTTTAAGTTTTGCCATTTTCTCACCTGCTTTTCGATATTTTATTGCTTTACACGACCTTAAATGTTATGATTAACTATGAAAGGGGGCGTAAATATGAATGATATTTTATCGTGGTTGACTTTAATAATATCCGCAGTTTCAACCTTATGCACTTTGGTTCTGTCTTGGATATTATTTAAAAAGGAACAGAACAAAACCTATCTGAAAGAACGATATGAATTAGTGATTTTCCCCATATTCAACCTGCTTGAAGAACATTTGTACAAAAAGGAAATTACTTCTGAAATTAAACAAGCCGTTGAAAAATGCGAAGATATTATTGCCGATAATAAACTTATCGCAGGTGGAAAACTCAGCTATGTATTTTCTCTTCCATTAGATAAAATTAACTTTCAAAGCATTTCAAAATTAGTCGACAAAGAATATGACGATTGTTGTTCTGCTTTAGGAATTCCTTTAAGACCGTTAGATAAAAAGATGTATACATACAAAACACGAAACATAAAAGTTTTGATATTAGGAATTACTAAATATTCAATGCCATTTATTGCAATTTCACTATTATCAGCAATTTTGATTGCATTATTTGAATACTTCTTTCTTAAAGGATAACCTCTGCTTTGATAAGCATTGCTGTAATCAGCAGAAGTAAGATAATTGCGTTGAGAATAAACACTACAAACATTAAAAACTTGTTCAATTTTCATTCTCCTTTGCCCACTTAATCAGATCCATAATTTGAGCGTCGTGCTTATCAAGGTAGCTGTCTATTGTTTTATACAAATGGGCGGCTACTATTTTTATTGCTAATACTGCTGAAACAAAAGCTGTGCAAAGCATTAGCAGTCCTAAAATTATTATTACTTCCGTCTTTCTTCACCTCTTTTCAGCAAAGTCCGTTTAATGGGACTGTGATTGTGGTATTATTGATTGTGTTGCAAATATCTTTTGCGAATGTTATAATCGAGCAAAGGAGCTGATTATATGTGGGTAATAATTAGTGGTATTTTAGGCATTGCAGGCTTTTTAATATCTTTAATAAACCTGATTAACTATTTTGTTTCGCACAAAGTGAATTTGGAAATCACAATGCTTGAATACGCATACAAATTAGGCGTGCAGGGAAAGAAAAGACTTTTCATTCATTATAAACTTAACAATAAATCGCAACTGCCTATTTCTGTTACCGACATTCAATTAATTCTGAACGGCATAGAGTACACCGAAGATTACAACACCCACGAAGTTAATTCTTATCATCACAAGGCAAAAGGTGTTGATGAGTATGTTCCGACATACAATGAACATCTGCCTATCAATCTCGAGTGCCTACATTCTCATTCGGGTTACCTCGTTTTTGTAATTCCTGAAGATAATTCTCCAAATCTCGATAAAGGTCTGACTTTTCAAATTCGCACCAATCGGAATAAGGAAGTACAAAAGAAAGTGTCATTGAATGAGGTGGTAACGCTCCGCTCCACTCTACCTTATCAAAAGTATAAAAATCTTTTTCTAAAGGATAAGGCGGAACATAAGGTGCACTGACAGTCTTGGCGGCTGTTGGTGCTTTTTCTATGTTGAATAAATTATTAAAAAATCCCATCTTCTCACCTCTTTTTCAGTGTGGTAGTTTCCTTGTTTATAAGGTTTTCAAGTTCTGCGATACGCTTTGTAAGAGCACCGAGGTTTCGATAAACTTCAAGCATATCCGCCGTGTAATTAGGCACTTTTTCCTCAACGATTTTCATTCGTTTGTTAAGGTTGTCAAGTGCGCCGTACACATTAAAAATTTCGTCTGTATGAGTGTTAGCCATATAAATCTCCTCCTAAGCTGATTTCTGCTGTGAGCCAAGCAAGAATGCTGTTGCGGCAATAATAGCTTTTTCTTTCTGCTCAGCTGTTGCGTTTTTCAGAAGTTCTTCGTACAAACATCTGACATCCTGCCGCTCGGTTTCTTTTTCAATTGCTTTGTCCGTATAAATCATAAATTCACCTCCTTATTGGTCTGTAAACCCATTATATACCTCAAAATACGGCTTGTCAACCCTATTTTAATAAAAATATTTTGTTTTTTAGGCTTGACAAGCCATTGAATACCGTATATAATGAATACATCAGATAAAATTCTACAGCGAGGTGATACATAAATGAGCATAAGCGAGCGTTTTAAAACTCTGCGAAAAATAAAAAAACTCTCACAAACAGAGTTTGGAGAGCGTGTCGGAGTTTCGAGAAGTGTCATTAAGAACATTGAAAATGAACTTGTTGAACCCAAAGAATTATTTATCAAACAGGTTTGCAAAGAGTACAGGGTAAACTTTATGTGGCTTACTAAGGGCGAGGGCGAAATGTTTGAAGATGACGAGGATTACATACTTGATGAATTGTCAGAAGAATTTAACCTTGATGACCTCGACAAACAAATTATTGAAACATATTTGAAATTAAGTCACGAAGATAAGATGGTATTCAAAAACTTCTTGAAAGAAATCTTTGAAAAAGAAAAATAAAAGAGGTGGTCACCCACCTCTCACAAAAATTCGATTTATTATTGCATAAATTTTTTTCAATGTTTTTTCATCTTCGATTTTATTTATCAATTCGATTATGTATTTTTTGTAATCATTCACTATATCAACTTCTTTCAAAATATTTTCTATTTTAATTATAGAACATTCGTTCGTAGTTTGCAAGTATAAAAGATTTTGAAACTAAGCAAAGTCCCATAAAACGGACTATGCTAATATTTAAAACAGGAGGTCAGCAAACTAAACATATGAACAGTTACGATAAATTAAAGAAACTAATACAGACCGCAAACGAGCTGTTAGATAAAAGAGTAACAGCCGATTTACCCGAGTTTAAAACTTGGCACGCAAGTGCACTTAGATTTTTAACAAACGAGTTTGGCGAAGACAGCATTGAAGTTACAAACTTTAAAAAGACACACTTTCAGTGTGCGTTATTTGATGATGAACAGCAACGAATTTGGTGTTCTAATGGATTAAAAGCAACAATTCCGACATTTGAGGAATTGCTCAGCGACCTTGATGAAGATGATGAAAACACACCAAAAAATGATAGTAAGATAAATAACAATAAAGTGTTTATCGTTCACGGGCACGACGGCGAACTAAAATATAAAACAGCTGAGCTTTTAAGAAAACTTGGTGTAGAACCTATTATCTTACACGATCAGCCAAATTCCTGCAAAACAATTATTGAAAAAATTGAAGATTTCGGTAGTGAAGCAAGTGCGGCTATTATTCTTTTTACTCCCGATGATGTCGGCAAAGCAGTTTCAGAAGAAGAACCCAGAGCAAGAGGAAGACAAAATGTTGTTTTTGAGGCAGGTTATTTTATGGGACTTCTCGGAAGAAGTAATACTATTTTGATTAGGTCAGATGATTCTATTGAATTGCCGGGAGATTTAAGCGGTGTTGTTTATTCTGACGACGCAAGTGAATTTACAATTGCAAAAGAGCTAAAAGCTATGGGGTTCAACATTGATTTGAATAATCTAATGTAATCAACAAACTTCACACACCGACAGCCATGGTCTGCCGATTAAATAGAATAAATAAAAAAAAGACCGCCCTAAAATAGGAAACAATTTCCCATTTTGGAATGATAAAGCGAAAATGTCCACTCGAATGGACAAAATAAATCCTGAAAATGTCCAAACGTTTGGACAAAACAAATTCTGAAAATGTGCAAACGTTTGCACAAATTGGAATGACAAAGCGAAAAGCTGTTTTACTGTAACAGTTAAATTTGTAAAAATATATTGATTTTGTGAATTTGTCGGTGTATAATTATATTCAATTCGTAAAAACAGCCTATTTTTACGAATTGCTTTTCTGATATATGCGTATAATTGTTAAATTACGGCATATAATACTTATTGGAGAGGTGATACATTTGGGGTATAAATCTTTAGATAAGCTGTTTTATTCTGACAAAGAAAATTATGAAAAAATTTACAACGAAAGGTATAAAAGCGAATACGCAATACACTTAGATTTTCTGATACACGATAACCCTGCTTTTTTTGTGATGATACCCGAATTTATTACGAAAATTCGTGACATTTATAAAACCGATAAGCAAATCAAAGCTTTAAGGGATTCATTACCCGAAAAAGCAATTGGCCATTTTGCTATCAGATGTTTGGTTGATGAAATTGTAAAGACAAATGATATTGAAGGTGTTTACAGCTCAAGAAGAGAAATTAACAGTGTCTTGTCAGAACTGGAAACAAAGAGCCATGGGAAGCGTTTTATGGGGCTTGTGCAAAAATATCTTATGTTGCAAAAAAATGAAACTATGTCCTTTGACACCTGCGAAGATATCCGCAACCTGTACAATGATTTAGTATATTTTGAAATCGAAGAAGATAACCCGTCTGATTTGCCTGACGGTAAAATCTTCAGAAAAGATTCAACAAGCGTCCTCAGTGCAACGCAAAAAGAACTTCACAGAGGAGTTAATCCCGAAGGAAAAATTATAGAGTGTATGAATAAAGCGTTGGCAATACTTAATGACAAAAGCATTGAGTGTGTTTTCAGAATATCAATTTTTCATTACCTCTTTGGTTACATTCATCCTTTCTATGACGGCAACGGAAGAACATCCCGTTTCATCAGCAGTTACTTGTTGTCAAAAGAATTTGAATCAATTATCGGTTACAGAATGTCTTATTCTATTAAAGAGAACATAAACGATTACTACAAGGCATTCAAGGTGTGTAATGACCCGAAAAACAAGGGAGATTTAACTCCTTTTATAATTATGTTTACCGATATTATTGATGATTCGTTGCACAAGTTGGTGTACGCTTTGGAGAAAAGATTAGAGCAACTGACACATTACGGAAAGTGCATTATCTTTCTGCCTAAAGGCGCCGACGAAAAATATAGTAATCTGTATTTTTTGCTTATTCAGGCAAGTTTGTTTTCCGAAAGCGGAATAAGCACAAAGGAACTAATGGATGTTATGAAATTAAGCAGAAGTACAGTTACAAACAGGTTAAACACCCTGTCCGATTACGGTTTAATAATCAAAAAAACTTTAGGCAATATCCGTTGCTACAGTCTCGACATAGATAAAATAGATACAATAATGGAAGAGAGATAAATAAATAAAAAAACCGCCCTACCCTGCGCCAACAGGATAGAGCGGAAACCATTACACATAGGGTGCAACGGTACTTAAACAGCAATATAATTGTACCATACTCCCTTGTGTTTTGCAAGTTTTGCAGATAAATAACACAAGGGATTTTTGCACCCTTTTTTAAGCAAAAGGAGTGTATAAAATGAAACTGCCTAACGGCTACGGCTCTGTTTATAAGCTGAGCGGAAACAGGCGCAATCCGTGGGTTGCCTGCGTGACAATAGGATACAACAAAGAAACACGCAATCAGGAACGCAGAGTTATAGGCTACTTTCCCAACAAGCCGAAAGCTCTGAACGCTCTTGCTGATTACAATCAAAACCCGTTTGATGTTGATTCGGCAAGACGCACTTTTTCAGAAATTCATGAACTTTGGTACAAGGAGTTCATCACCGAAGACACAAATCCGAACACCAAAAGACAGTATAATGCGGCATACAAACAATGCTCAATGTTATACAATCGCAAGATGTCCGATATAAAAACCATTGATATGCAACGAGTTCTCGACAACTGCAACAACGGTTATCAATCGGTTAGGCGAATTAAAATTCTGTTGAACAAAATCTACGAATACTGCATATTTCACGATATGCTCCATAACAATCTTGCAGAAAAATTGAAAATCAATGCCAAGTCAGATGAAACAAAACGAGCACGCAGGGAGTTTTCGGAAAGCGAAATAAATCTTTTGTGGGAATATTCAAATCTTGATTCGGTAAAAATAGTGCTTATGCTGATTTATTCGGGAGTGCGTGTGTCCGAATTGCTCGACCTAAAAATTTCAAATGTAAACCTTGACGAACAGACTTTCTTTGTTGAAAGTTCAAAGACCGATTCAGGTGTACGAACCGTGCCTATAGCAGACAAAGTACTGCCGTTTTGGCAGAAATTCATCAGCGATTCTCAATGTGGATATGTTCTGAATAATACCAATGGCAAGCCGCTGAAATACGATAACTTTAAACGCAACTACTGGACACCTCTGCAAAATGATTTAGGATTTGACCACACCATACACGAAACAAGACACACCTGCATTTCAATGCTTGTATCGGCAAATGTAAACCACACAATCATCAAAAAAATAGTCGGTCACAAGTCGAAAATGGACTTGACCGAAAAGGTTTACACCCACATTAACCCAAAAGAATTAGTGAACGCAATCAACAAAATATAGTCTTATATTATCCTGAATTGTTCATAATTATGTTCCGTAGCTTACATATAGCTAACAAAATCCCCCATTTTCCCCATTCCTATCCCCCTTGCAAGTTACCTGCACCAACAGCCGTTTCTTATGCAGGGACGGCTGTTTTGTACCACATTTTCGGTCTGTTTTATGGTGACTTTCAAAATATTTGAATTAATTTTGAATAAAAAACGAAAATTATGTTGACAAATCCGAAAATATGGTATATAATAATCAAGCTGTCGTTGTTAAACAACATTTCGAGGTGTAGCTCAGTTTGGTAGAGTGCTTGGTTTGGGACCAAGATGCCGCAGGTTCAAGTCCTGTCACCTCGACCAAAAAAGGTGGTTTTTTAACCGCCTTTTATTTTTTGCCAAAATTACTTAAAATGCCTTAAAAGTGGCTTAAACACTGGGTTTTTGAGATTTCAAAAATTCAGTTGAGTAATTTTGAATTAAGTTAAAACAAGATAAAATGCAGTCAAACTTACTGTCAAACTTACTGTCATTTTAGTTTGCCTGCCGATTTTCAAGGAAACAAGATAATATATTTTTAAATTTTATTACACCGTAACACAAAAGATTTTTCTATTATTAAAACAACAAAGAGGTTAAGCAATTTTTTCTAATGCTTAACCTCTTTGTTTATTTTGTTGATTACAAAGCATTCCCATACCATAACAATCCTCTATATTTTTGTTCTCAATTAACATTATGCTTCATCACCTACAAAACTGTATATTGTCATCTTAATACTTCCTTTCTATTTTAAATATGATTGCTTTCTAAAAATACAATTAAAAGTGTACCACATATAAAGCACAACCGCTAAACATAGTATTATAAATAACCATATACTCTACAACCTTTCCTTTTATTTTATTATATTTTACCATATATTATATTTTAGTTAAATACTTTCTTGTATAGAAAATAATCTTTCTATACAAAAGAAAAGAGGACTCAATATTGAGTCCTCTTCCCTTGAAATATTAAACCATGATTAAAGTAGTTAATATCAAATGTTATCTGTATTCCCAGTGACCGCCGTCTTTGACTTTCTCGTCATAGGCTTCTTTCCAATAGCCGTCTTCTACTGTTTTAGTGCCTACTTTTACCCACTGTTCTTCACAATGATATGAACCACTACCACCATTATCCATTTCCCATTCCAAATGATCTAATAAAGTATTAGAGTCAGGCAACTGTTTACCGCAATCATTACATACATCAATGTAACCATATTTATATTCTGGTTCCTCGTGAGTACCTGTTACAACCCACTTTCTTTCGTGGTGTACTGTCTTGTAGTCATCTACCCATACCTTCTGCTTTGGCTTTGCTGTAGGTGTTTCAGTCTTTGAAGATTCACTTGGCTTAGATGCTGGCTTCTGAGCTGGCTTTGTGTCGTTCTTTGAAGAGTTGCTCGGCTTAGATGCTGGCTTCTTGTCATTCTTAGAAGTGTCAACCTTTGATGTATTTGTCTTTGAAGTGTTGTCTTTCTTTGATGATGTATTTGACTTGGTATCTTCTTTCTTTTCGGTGTTACCCTTGTTGCTGTTGTTTTTGTTAGATACTG